TATTGTGCCAGCTACAAGATCAGCATATAATGCATTAACTTGTGCCGCTGTAACTGTAAGTGCTGTACTAACTTGCGAACTATTTAAAGTTTGTCCATAACCTTCTGTGGTTGAGCCGACTCCCATAATCGCAGCCACTCTTGCTTGTGCGTTATTGTATCGTGCCGCTGTGATTAAATCGCCTACTGCCATGTTATTTCCTCAAACTACGTATATAATGTATTTATACTTTTAGCACACACTCAATTAATTTTTCTTCAGTAAAGTCATCTGACTCTAGTGCAATGCCTACCATTCCAGTAGTTGCAAGCGTCGATCCTACTCCGTCTGCCCAAGCATAAATTGGCTGGCCTTTCTTAACTGGTCCAGTAACTCTTACTGGAACTCTTCCTTTAAGACCAATTGCTTGACCTTCAGCTTCTGAGTTCATTAAGTATGCTGGTTTATCTGAAATAACACCAATACAATAATGACTTGCCGCTGCCGCTGTAGCTTCTGCTTCGCCGCCAACTGCCATTATTGTACCAACTGGATATATTTCATCAGTGGCATATACTTCTGCTAAGTCAGCATACTGTGCTTGTGTAGCAACACCTTGGAATAAGTTTGCTGTTAAGTTTCCACTGGCGTCTCTTAGTGCTGTTGTATTTGCAATAGCACTAGCATTTGGTGGATAAACTGTTCCAGATAGCTTTAATGCACTTGCTGTTGTTGCATTGCCTTGTAAATTTGTTGCATAAACGTTTGCCCATACATTACCAGATGCACCTAAATCAAATGCGTTAGTAGTTGCAGGCGCCATGCCTAATGCTGTGAACGTTGCCGAGTGTGTTAGTGCTCCTGCGGCGTTGTTAGCTTTAAGTTTAATAACACTGTTAGTACCAACTTGGTTAGCAATAGATCCGTCATTACCATTTTCAATAGTAATTAGTAAATCATTACTATCGCCTATTGTTAATCCAGCGTCTGCAAAACGTATAACACTATCAAAAGATCCTGTTGAACTTAGTACGAAATCGCTTGCTAAATTTCCGCCTAGTCTTAATGCATTAGATGCAGTTCCGTGATACACATGATCAGTAGTTGTAACACCATTAGTTGATGCTTGGGTGTTGACCATTGTCAATCCCTTTTTAACTACGTCAAATCCTGTAATTGCAGATGCATCACTAACATCCATAGTAAATTCAAGGCTACTAATTATGTAAACTGCTTCATCGTTAATTGTTGAAACAATAACACTTCTGTTAGTTGCAGTAGTGTCTTTAACAGTTTTACTTGTCATTTGCGTAACGCCACTGCCGGTACTTTGTGGTCCTATAAGGATATATGATGTGCCATCAAATGCGTATAACTGATTGTTTCCGCTATCCCACCAAAAGTCGCCTGCTGTTAATCCTGTAGGCTGTGTTGCAGAAACTTCTGCTCCGCCTGTATTCTTAAACTTAGTGCCGTTGTAAAATTTTAATTTTTGTACTGCTGTGTCATACCACACTTGGCCAGTAATAGCTTTAGGCGGTTGCGATGCTCCACTAAAACTTTCAAGCAAGAATACGAAGTTTTCGTTTTGTATCTCACCATATCCAGCATAGTTTTTACCAACAAACCGTAAATCGGAAGTTGCATCAACTGTACCATCTTGCACTGTTGCTAAAGTAGTGCCACTGTATCTATTAATTGTATATGCCATATGTATATAACCCTTTGTATAATATATTTATCGTTAAACGCTACTTGTCAAGTTTTGATCAAACGTCCAATTACCACCTGAGGTAATAAATTGCTTTAAGCTACGACTAACTGCTACTGCCACTGTTCCTGTTGCGTTAGTGAAACCAATGTCTTGCAACACTGATTGATTTTCTGTTCCGTTTTTATCGACTGTAATAAACGATTTAGTAAGAACTGCTCCAACGTCAATACCAGTAACTGTTGCACCTGTAAGTGAAGTACCGTGTATTCTAGCTGTTGTACCGTTTGAAACACTTGCTGCCGGAACTAGATCGTTAATAACTGACGCAATTTGCGTGTCGTTAAGACTAGTAATATCCATACTAAAGGATATTGAAGATCCAGCAATTTGTTCATCTACATATGTTTTATTTGCAACATCTGCACCAGTTGTAGGAGCACCTACACCTGTAATTTTTCTACTATTGCTAATAGTAATTGTATCAGCACTAGTAATTGTTAATCCAAGTGCTGTTGTTGTAATTGTTGCGTTATTTAAATTCATGTTATCAACACTTAATGCACCTAGTGTGCCAATTGTTGTTAACCCTGTTGCACTTGTTACTGAACTAGCTAATGTAGTTGTTGATAATACGTCAGTTCCGCCAATTTTATATGTCTTGCCTGTTACAATGTCCATGTGCTCTGACGAAGTCCATGCTTTAGTTGCATTTTTCCAAGTAAAGCTCTTATCATCACCAGTTACTCTAACTAGTATACCTGCATCATCAACGCCTGCATCATTTAGTAATGTACTATCACTTGTAATAGCAAGCTCTATTTGCTTATCTTCAACTCTTAATGTAGAAACATCAATACTTGCGCTTGCACCTTCAACAATTAAATTGCCAGTTACACGCATATCACCTGTTACATCTAATGTGTGCAACGGAGTATCTTGGAATATACCAACACGCTTAGTTGATGCATCAATATGTAACGCATCAATAACTTGTGATCCAGCCGCAGAGCTTGTAACCTTAATAATGTAGTCATCATCAATTCTAGCATTTTCTGTAACAAAGCTATTACCGACTATTTTCATAATCTGGTTAGCATTTGGTCCTACTGTAATACCGTTGGAGTTTAATACTTGCAATGATCCAGTTGTGCTGCCGTCTGTTATTGCTGAAAGGAAACTGTCTGCACTAACAGAAGTACCATCTGCCTTGATTAAGTTTAATGCTTTGTCTGCAACTCCTTGATACGTAAATCCTGTTGAAGAATTAGTATCAATAACATTAATACCTTTTTTAACATTGCCGGTTATACCAGTAATTGCTGTTGCAGGAGTAAACTCAATAGCACTCATTACAGCCATTAACGTTCCGCCAACATATAAGTCAGCACATGTTCTATTTCTGCTCTGTGTATCAAGTCTTGATACTATTATAAAGCCCGACTTACCTTGTTGTGACGAATATGCTGGTCCTGCTAGTGTAGGATCGCCTGCACCATCATAAAAGTACATTTGATCAGCGTTGTTGTTAATCCATAAATCACCAGCAACCATTGTAGGTTGTTCCGACGTTACAAACGGTCCGCCTACTGCATTAAACTGTGTGCCGTTATATACTTTTAATCTTCCCTCTGAAGTATCCCACCAACATTGTCCAGGAATTGGATTAAGTGGACTAGTTGAGTTTGAAAAACTTTCTAATAATTTAATGTAGTTTTCATTTAAAACTTCGCCAAACCCTGAATAGTTTTTACCTACTAGAGTAAGTGACGTACTAGCTGTATCTATCGACCCATCTATTAAATCTACTAGTAATGTTCCGTCTGTTTTGTTTAATTTATAGCTCATTTTATATGTTTCCAGTGTAGATAATATAGTTCATCGACATAAACGGATTCATAGTATCTATTGCTGTGCCCGTACTGCCTGCTACTCCGCCACTAGTTGAAACAGCCTGCCCTTGGCCACTTCCTGTTGGAGAGTCATATGTAATAGATGAAGCAGGACTTTCTGCACCCTTTGCCGCATCTAATATTGCGTAAAATTGTGTTCCTTCAACAACTAAATCATGTTCGTGTTCTGGTAAGTTAGTAAGTCCAATAGTAACATCTTGTGTACCAGCACTGTTACCAATCTCAGAACCTCTTAGTCCTGTTACTCTGCCTGCTGCCGATCCGCCCATGTTATCTAGACCAACTGCTCCGCGACCTCTTAAATCAGGTAATGCAAATTTTAACACACCGCTATCACTAAGTTGGTCTGCTTGCTTATAATCAAAGCCAATTAATGTGTATAAAAACGGATAATCTGCTTGTAATACTTCACTACCGTCACATAGTAACCAATGCGCAGGTGCTACTCTACCAGCATACGGCATTAGTACGCCTGTTGGGTTAGTTGGAACACTAGCTAATAAAGTATCTCTGCTAACTCTATAAAGTCCAGTAGTTCCTGTTGTTCTGTTTAACAAGAATTCGTCATCTGATACAGTGTTTGATGTGCTTGTTTTATTACTAATAAATGCATTTGATACTGACGTTGTAAATACTTTTGTACTACCGCCTGTTTGTCCATCAAATAGTAACTGGTTAGCAACTACTTCTCCAGTCATTTGGAAGTTTGTACTACTGGCTAGTTTATCTGCACTGCCCGCTCTACCACTAACTGTACCTGTTACGTTACCAAGTAAGTTTCCGTTAAATGTAGTTGCATATATTCCTAAGTATTTGTTAGCCGAGTTACCAATGTTTCTTACGTTAGGAGAATCAGGTGCTTGGTTTTGTGTAGTTAAAATACCGTCAACTTCAAAAGTTCCGCCAACGTTTAAATTACCAGCAATACCAACGCCTCCTGCTACTATTAATGCACCATTGCCAAAGTTTGTGCTAGACGTAGTTCCGTCTACCAATAAGTTTCCGCTTAATTTAACGTTTCCTGTTACATCTAAACTTTCTGCAGGCGCAGTGTTGTTAATTCCAACGTTTGTATTTGAATCAATTCTAATTGCTGTTTGTGTTGTACCAGCATTGTTAACTCTAATATCAATATTACTACCACTAGTGTTATGTGTAATAACTCCAGCTTCGCCTTCAACTTCTAATGCAAGCTGATTTCCGCTTCCGAGCAATAATCCCGAATCGTTTTTAATTTTTATTTGATAATTTGTTGTACTTACAGCATCACTTCTTAAAAAGTTTGCCGCAGGTACTTTAGTAGTTCCTACTAATAAGTTTTCTGCAACATCAGCTGGTCCAACAAACTTTGGAGCGCCATCACCTGTAATATTTGTAGTAGTTAAGTTAATGCCCGGACTAATTGTAGTAAATCCACTAATTACTGCTTTAGGAGTAAACGCATCTGCTGAAATTATTGCAACTGGCTTTGCCGCAACTTCTACTTGTACTGCATTGTAAACAACATTGTCTTGGCCAACTATTTCAACTGGTTGTGCGCCAGTGTTAAGACCACCACTAAATTCCGGCCCTACTAATACCCAACCTGAACCTGTAAATAAGTATAACTGTTGATTGTCTGTATCGACCCACAAATCACCAACTACGCTATTTGCCGCTTCTGGTGATGTTAGTGCTTTCTTTAATCCACCAGATGCTACCCATTGCGTTGCATCATATACTTTTAACTGTTCACTGCCTGGTGTATTATCATACCAAATTTGTCCTTCAACAGGATTGCTAGGTGCTGATGTATTTGAAAAGTTTTCTAGTAAGTGCAAGAAATTTTCATTAATAGCAGTACCGTATGCTGTAGTACTTCTTCCAGGAAAACTTAGACTAGTTTGTACGTTTAAAGTGCTATCTTCAACAGTAATGCTACCTTTGTTTGTAAAATCTGTAAAGTTAATAGTATATGCCATCTAATTATGCTCCTGACAAACTTTGGACTCTTACAGTATAATCAATTTGTATAAGTCTGTTTAATGATTTTTGTACTGGGTGGAAAATTACATGTGTAATTAACTTACCTGTTGTACTAGGATCGTAGCTCTTTAACCCTAACTCGTCAAACACATATGTACTAGTTGCATCTGTAGCAGTATCAAATGCATCTTGTCCGGAAGGTTCGCCGTAATCAAGTAAACACGTTACAATTATGTCTGTGTAGTTAGTACCACTTACGTGTCTAGTTTCTAATTTATTTCTAACAGGATCTGTGTTGTTTGTACTCAAATCATCTACAACTTTAGTAAATGTTTGATTATACAAACTAGCATTTGTACCTGTTGAGTTAGGAGTTAAGTAAGTAATAATCCCTGTTGGATCAACACTTGTTCCTCCGTTGCCA